CAATAAGAGATTGTAACATCAGTCAGTCTCCATTTGAATTGTTGTTTTCTTTGGCTCTGCTTTTGCGCTGTAAGCATTGAACCCCATGAAAGCTGCTACTACTCCTGACGCTGCAATGACGTATACACTTGCAATATCTGTGATAAGACTTGCTGCTTTGTCAAAACCTAGGACAGATGCTAGTAAAATTATAAATGGATAGATCAACATGCCCATCAAGGCGAAACCAGTAAACCGTCTTTCTGCGTTTCTTTTCAGATCTTTATCAATCATTTCTAATCTACGATCTTCAAGAGCAAGCTTGTTCCATTCACTTGGCTCAATGACCCCATTGCCATTCTTGTCAGCTTTTTGAAATTCGTTCATTTATTCTCCTCGCAGTATGCAATGCTATAGAACGCTCACGAGTGATAACGATCACTTTGCCATCCTGGTCATACAAGATGAAACGACCTTTCCATTCGCGTAAAATCAAAGCTCAATTTTAATACATACAACTTTAGATTTATCGCTAGTTACCAATACTTTAGCGGCCTCTTTTGCTTCTTCGCAAACGACTTGTTTCGTGTAACTGCCAATGTGGTAGTGTTCAAATTCAGACGTTGCTAATTGTACCCAAAGAAGTACCCACATCTAAATACTTGCAACGAGCATATATAAAAATGGAGATGCTGCTACGCACATTAAAAACAAAACATGTAATACTAATTTCATTACCAGCGCCCCTGTTGCTTGCCCAAAAAGTAAAAAAACAAAAAGAGTAAGCCGCCACTTATAACAAAAATTACAGCTCCGATTGCGAAATTAATGACAGCATCTACTTGAGCTTGCTTGCGGTATATCTCATCTTTTCGTTGCTTACGCATTTGTGCCTCGATGGCGAGCACCTCATCCCATTTTTTCGGGCCGTAGTGCCAAGATATGTAATCTTTTAGCTCGCTCCTCATTCGAGCGAGTTCTTCTTTTTTTGACCATATAAGGATAGCTTGCTCTTCATCAGATCCTTTGAAAGTCTTCTGCCACATCGGTGGATTTTTTTGACGCTCTTCTAGGTGATTTAAATCCGCACATGCTTTTCCCCAAGTTGCCAGAGACTGACCCATATCAGAAAGATCCTTGGCTGTGTCTAGACCAGCACGCAAAGTTTTGTACGCGCCAGCAGCGAGCATTGTAATACTAATAGGATCCATGTGGGTTTGCCTTGGTGAACTAGCCTAGAAAGTTCATGCGTATGAGAAGCAGTAAGCTCGCGCCAGTTATCGCAATCAATATCATCTCCAGGCGGCGAATTCTCGCGTAGAGCTCTTTTAGGGAAAGCTTCATAGTAGTCTTTATTTCAACCACATCTTTTTCCATGCCATCTAAGCGAGCATGAGCTTGGTTAAGTGTGCGTGTTCTTTTATCCATTAACTTGGCTCCGTTGGAAATGTAACATCAGGCCAATCTGAACTAGACGGCAAGTCACGCAAAGCAGTCCTATACGTAGCCCACTCTATCTTCTTATCGTTAGCCAATGGACTGTCGTTTGCTTGTGTCCAATCGCTTTGTGCTAATAAAGAATTTCTTTTGCTTCTGTTACTAGCAGATTTTATTTCATCTAACTGAGTTTGAGTAAGGGCATTTGGGTCTGTAAAACTTGATCCGTCATAAGTCCAACCAATACCACCGCTAGTAGCTTCTACTAAATTAGGCAAGTCAGACAAAGAATTTACAATTATAGTATTCGTAACAACTCCGTCTTCAACTACATGAGCTTTCATTAGGTGAACTCCTCTACAATAACAATACCAGCACTACCAGCAGCGCCTGTTGGGCTACCACTATCAACCCTACCGCCACCGCCAGCACCAAAACCAGTGCCAGGTTGTGCGCTCCCACCATAAGCCATAAATGCGCCACCAAATCCTAGTAGTGAATTACCACCCGAACCACCCATGTTATTCTCCTGAGAAACATTTTGGATCATACCGCCACTACCTTTTTGACCAGTAAAGTTTATATCACCATTAGAACCCACACCGCCAGCAGAAGCACTTGGCACTGCGTTAGCTCGACTACCACCAGAACCTCCTGTTGCTTGTAAATAACTTCCAAAAGACGTAGTGCCGCCAGCACTTCCATTAGCATTGGTACCACTACCAGCACCACCAGCACCAATAGTTACAGTGACAGAAGATACACTCGAAACATCAATAATTTCTATGGAAGCGCCAGCACCCCCACCGCCCATTGCATTATCATCTCCAGAATCCCACGCCGATCCACCTCCACCACCGCCAACGACAGTGACTTTTACCTGTGCTATTCCAGAGGGTTTTGTCCAAGTTCCTGATGATGTAAATACTTGTTGTGATGCAAAGCCACCTATTAAATCACTAATGTTTGGCATTAATCATCTCCCTCTATTGTATCAGGGTCTACCCAATTAGGGTTAGCTGACCAAGTTGTGCCATCTAACTTATACTTGTTGCCTGTCCAATCGCTTGGTGCGTTGGTCACGTTCTCAGTAATAGTCGTGTTGCCACTGTTTAAATCTGCAATAATAAACTGAGGAGGATTACCTACTGTTATATTATCTGATGTCGCTGTTATGGTTACGTCATCTGCAAGGAGATACTTGCTTAACTTAGTTGATGTTTCCAAAATAGTTTTCATTATACTAGACCTCCAAGGTAAGCGTTCATTTCATCACCACTCATGTTTGAGTTAACGAGGATCTTGGATGCGCTTATTGCTTTACCAATCTTACGCCCATTGTTTGTTGTTTGCAGAACACCAACGTCACTTACATAGTAAGTAGTACCTATGGCTAAACCTGATTGCCCTTCGTTAATACCACCATTAATAGTGATAGAGCCTGTAGCAGTATTAGAAATTGCTTCTGCTGCTACGCCAATATAGTTTGAAACTGTTCTGTTAGCAGTACCATCAACAGTAAACACAGTGACATATCCAATCTCACTGTTAGAAGAATCATCATATGCTATTACAACTCTTTTCGACCCAGAGTCATAAACTGTAGTATATTTACTTGTAGAGTTTGTATTAGGGCCAAAGCTAGCTTCTGTATTAAAACTTATAGAAGTACCGCTAACTGTTCCTATAATATACTTACGAACTCTTGTTCCACCAACAGTTTCTCTGTAAAATATTAAAGCTTTACCTACGTTTTCATCAAACACTACACCAATGTCAGAATCTATAGGATCAGTAGAAAAAATTACTTCTGACCCCACAGATACAGACGTACCGCTAACAGTTCCAACAACTGCATGACCTCCGTTATCAGTTTCAGCCCATGTAAAAATCATCTTATCGTTTTTTGTATCGTAAACAGCCCTTCCGTAACTTGGGCTTTCACCTGATACAGCTGTATCTGGACTTATTCTATTAGGTGACCCGAATGAAACAGAAGTACCACTAATTGTTGCTATAACAGCATCAGTATGTTTAGAGGTTGCCGAAGCATCCTTATAATAAATACAGAATTTATCTGCTGTTGTTATGTAAGCTAATGATACAGTATTTACCTCACCATCAAATTCTGCTGCACTACCAAAACTAATACTGGTATTTGAAACAGTTCCGACTAGCGCTTTACCTTTATTGGAATCTCCAGTATCTCTATATACAACTAAAACTTTTTGTGCTGTAGGGCTGTATTTAACTATATTGTTTACACTTTGATTTGAAGATGAATAAACAACAGGAGTACCAAACGATATACTTGTAGAGCTTATGGTTCCGACTACGGCTGTTCCGTAATTACTATTACCTTCATCTTTGTAAACAATAACTATTCTATTATTTGCAACGTCATGCGCTATACTACCATGTTTAACTTTAACACCAGCAGATTCAAAAACGGCAGTAGATCCAAATGTAACTGAGTTATTGCTAGGGTCTATTGTTCCAACTCTAGCACTACCATAAGCATTATTACTCTCATCTGCCCACGCAACAACAATTTTGTTATTTGTGCTATCATAGCCCACGCCACCATCAAATTGCGTTGAGAAGTTTACTGCTGTTCCCTCAGAAAGACTAAAAGACTCTGGTGTAGCTACAGTAACAGTTCCGTTGCTGTTTAATATAACAACATCCCCATTAGATATTGCACCACTCGCTACAAAGTCTGCGCTTCCTCCACCGCCACCAACCCCAGCAGCAGCTAATGCAGTTACCGTTGTACTATCTACACTCGCAATATTACTAAGCTGCCTAGCATTAGTAATTACGTCTGTGCCACCTACTTTAATCGCCATCTTCGGATACTCCTACTAGCTTATTGTTGCATTTGTATTTACGTTGCCAACCACATCTAAGTTGCCAGATGCGTCCAGTTTCATTTTGTTTGTGCCACTAGCTGCAAAATATAAACTTCCACCAGTTTCGGTAATTGTCCAATCGCCAAAATCTATAGTTGTTGCTCCAAGTGTTCCAGTAAGAGTGCCGCCACTAAGCGCAAGAAATCCAGACCCAGCCGTTACTCCAGCTTCCCAAGCAGAACCAGTGTAAACCTTTAGAGTTCCTGATGTTGTATTGTAAAATAAATCGCCTGTATCTAATGATGAAGTTGGATCGCTTGAGCCTGTTCTATAAACTGCAAAGAAATCAGTTACTGTTGAAAGATTATTTGCTACTGTCGTTATTTGAGTTATAGACCCACCGCAATTATTAACGTTTGCTATAGACCCAGCTACGGTTCCTACATTATTTGATCCACCTAGATCACTTGCAACAGTATTAACATTTGCAATCCCACCACTAACGTTGCTCATTGCCGTGACATTTGCAGATGTGCCAAGCACATTCATATCGTTAACAACATCGGCTGTTCCTAAGATAGCCATATCTGCAACGACATCAGCCGTACCCAAGATGCCCATGTCAGTGACAACAGCGCTTACACCAAGCAATCCAATTTCCGTTGCTTTCCCAGCAGTAGCGGTTACATCGCTGCTTATTCCAGCTACGGTAGTTACGTTAGATGAAACCCCAGCAACCGTGTTAATGTTGCTTGCATTTGAATTAACAGCAGTTATTGCTGTTTGATCTGAGCTTGTTGGTGTTGTACGGAGCCAAGTAGTTGTACCTAGGTTGTAAACCATAAGCACATTATTGGTGCTATCGAAAAATAGCGCACCGTCGATCAAAGCATCACCATCGTTATCAACTGTAGGGTTGCCGCCTGACGTTGATTTAGCGCCTAAGTACCTATCATCAAAGTTGTCAAAACTAGTTGCTGCTGAAGTAGCTGAACTTGCAGCTGCTGATGCGCTTGATGAGGCTTCACTTGCTTTTGTCGTTGCAGTGCTTGCACTTGATGCAGCACCTGTAGCAGAACTTGCCGCTGCTGTAGCCGAGCTTGCTGCTGCTGTCGCAGAACTCGCAGCTGCTGTTTGTGAAGTTGTTGCTGATGCAGCATCTACGATTAAATCATACTTCGCACTATTTGCATTTGTTGTAAGAGGCTGAGAACCAGAGCTAGTGTGATCTGCGTTAACAATGAAAATATTGTTAGTGCCTGTATCCTTTACAATGTCACGAGCAACATATGTAGTTGACGTTGCCCAATTACCTTTAAATGTGCCAAGCTCTTGAGCAATACTTAAATTACCGCTGGCATCAAAACTAAACACTTTGTTTGCTCGATCTGTGGCAGAGATTGTAAACTCAGAACCTGTTAGTGTGTTTGTACGTGATGCCTTAATCGCACGACCAAGTTCTTCTTCATGTTTCTGTGACATGAACACAAGCTTGTCTAAAGCTTCTTCTAGGCTTTCCGCTGGAAACGGATCATTAGCAACTAAATCTAGACCCTGAGTCAGTGATTGCTCACGTATGATAACCACCGTAACACCACTTGCCGGAGCTGATCCAAACACAACATTGCCACCTGATGCAGACCCTACTCCGCTAACAGTGTAATGTGTCGTGATTGTCTGCGTGGTTTCAGTTCCATCAGCTGCCCTGAGAATGACAGTGAGATCGGACTGATCAAAGATTTTAAAGCTATAGGCAAATGTGGTTAGAGAACCATTACCACTATAGCTGACTTTGTTTGTGCTGCTAGATACTGTCATCTTCTACCTTCCTTTTTAAGGCGTTCTACTTCACTGTAAGCTCGTGCAAGGTCTGCATATTGAGGCATCTCAACCAACACCTTAAAACCTTGATCTATAAATTGTTTGTTAATACTTCTAAGCTGCGCTATTCGCGCCTTGTCTGGTAATTTTTTATATGTTTTGCTTTGCGTCACAGCTTCTAGTGTTTGCCTAAAAGTTAATGAACCAAACCCACTACGATAAACTTTCACTTTATTTTTAGCTAAACGAATGAGGTCAGACTGTGTGCCATAACTAAGGGTAATATTATTAAACTTTTCTGGATTTGTTAGAGGCCACTGATATGTCATATCGTGCAGCCGTATTAGTTCTTTTTCATAATTTTGCAGTGCATCACCATCTTTAATGCGAATACCAGTAAGTGCTGAAAATATTGCAGCGCCAGGACTAGTTGCAAAGCTTACGTCTTCGTCACCTACTACCTCGCCTAGTGAGTCATAAACGACTGCATTACGATCTCGCTCATCTCTAAAGAAACTATCCTTAGATTGCAGTGCATCCATTTCTTGATAAAAACTTATAAACGGATTGTACCATTCTGTTTTAGGTGTGCCGACTAAATTGTAATTAGGACTACCGTCTGTCTTAGCATATTTATATATTCTGCGACCATCTACCTTCTGAAACTGCTGAACATCTTCCAAGGTGTAATATTCAAAATCTTCTCGTGCTTTTACCTTTGTTGGATCTGCTAAACGCTGAAACATGCGTTGCAAAGATGATAACGGATTAGGCAATCCAACAGGTGTTGAACTTTCAGCATATGATCGAGCGAGCTTTGCAGCATCGTAACCATCCATAAAAGCAACTACGTCTGCTACACCTTGCAACATAGGCAGCTCTTTATAGTACTCTAGAGTTGCAATGACACTGGCGTGAAAGTAATTCTTTTGTAACTCCGGATCTTTTGTTCTGTTAGCTCTTTGCACTGTATCAGCAGTAATAGCTAAGATGCCGCCTATTGGCTCATATCCTGAAAAACCAACATATCTAAGCGGCCCATTAGGTCTACCAAATACATCATACAACTCGTCAACATCTTCGGGCCAGCCCTCACCTTTTATGACAAAGCTATAGGGTTGCCAGCCTGGTGGTAAGGCTTCACGTTCTTTTTGCGTTTCGGGCATACCGCCAGTAATCCGCCCATCCATAGCATACTGTGAAACTTTCCAAGTAGTAGCCATGCCTAGAGATAAACGACCAGCTGCTAATTGCTGGGCGCGTGGCCCATTTCTACCAAGCAAATCAACTGCTGATTTACTGAATGGTGTGTACTCCATCGTTCGCAAAAGTGCGTTTGTAGGAGCTGTTACAAACGGTACAATGAAACGACCTAATAGCGTTCTTTGAAATTTACCAACTACTTTTCCAAAAATACCTAAGTCACTTTGTAACGTGTCAAACTTTGCTTTTACATCTAACTCATCAGCTACGGCTCTTGTATCTAGCATAAGCATACCAGCCTCATCTAAGGCTTCTTGCTTAGATCCACCGTTTCTAATTGTATGCTGATATCTTTTGTTTAGCGCTGTGTAGAGTTCGCCACGTTGCGATATTGTTTTTGTAAACTCGTCTGCTGCCAAGAGTAAACGAAACGGTATACGGACACGTTTGCCTAACTGATCAAGTGATTTTCCAAGCATAGACTCAGCGTCTTTGAAACCTGGTTGATATTGATCAATGTCTAACTTGCTTGAGCCAGCCGGAAGCTCGGTACGCCATGCTATTGAGGCAGCTTTCATTGCATCACCAAAGGCATCGCTCCAACCTTTTACACGTAGCATGGCATCTTCAATGTAAATTTGATCTTCCGCTATGGGATAGCGCATTCCTAGTTGATTACGTCCAGCTCTTACAACCGAACCAAAAACGCCAGCAAAGATTTCTGTCGGCAACTGAAACAACATAAATGTCGCGTTAGAAAATATGTTTTTAAATTGTGTTGATGGTGATGATAACAATCCAGCAAGAAATGCCTCATGCACCATTTGCTTTGTTTTTGCATAGTACCCAGCATTAGCAAAATCATTGATGGCTTTCATGCCACCTTCTTTACCTACTCGTAGCAATCGATCTGCCAGTTGATCTGTTACATCGTCTTGACCACTATCTGCTAGTAATCGTTTTGCTTCTGCGCCAATTTGTTCAGCATTAAGCTCGCCACTTACTTCAATTTTAAAAGACTGAAGCGCTCTTGCAGCTTCTGTTTGAGCACCTTTAAGCTGCAACTGTATGCCACTGTGAATAGCTAACTGTCTGCGAAACTTTAAACGTATATCTGCACCAGCTCCGTTTTTTATTTGTTTTGCAAGATCTTCTAGCTTTGTTGCACTTCTTACTAAAAGCTCTCTTGCTGCCACAAACTCATCAGCTGATAAGCCACCCTCGCCAATACGCCTAGATAACAATCGATCTGTAAAACCAATTTCATCTGCTAAAATCATCATAGCGTCTTGCTTAGTCTTATTGTTTGGTATTTTGCCTCTTGTGCGAGCGACTGTTTCATCTGAGTAAATTTCACCCACAGCCGTAATCATGGCTTTTACGTCATCTGCTGTATCTACGTAATCAAAGTTAAAATCACCGCCATCTTTGAGCGATTGTATGTTTTGATCTTTTTGTGATGTCCGTAGCAATACCTCGTCTGCAATAGTTTCATCTATAACAGCAGTTTCTGGTTTAAAACCACGCTTGTCAGCTTGTAGCGCTTGCTGGGCTTGCTTGTTTACATCAATAGCTAAGTCTTCTGCAGATTGCTCATTCAGTGCGCTTTGTGCGTCTTTTAAAACTTCGGTGGGTGCTTCTTCCCCAATGCCAAAAGTTGACAATCCTCGATCTTGAAATTTCTCAACGCCCTCTGCGCTAAGTATTTGTGGTGCAAGCTCTCGCTTAGTCGCTGCTTCAGAATACATACCAGGTTGATCAACTAAACCACGCTCTTGCGGTGTTGGTACTCGCGGAGCTACACCTACTGGGCTTTGCTTTGTGCCAAGACCACTTGCTGCACTTGGCTTAGAAACGCTGCTATCTACGCTATCAATAATTTTAATAACTGGCGCAAAAAGCTCCATCACAGCGCTGCCTTTGCCAGCAACTTGCACACCTTGCGCTGGATCTGTTGCAAACTCTGTAGGCGAGCCAGCAGCATTTATCTCTGCACGTTGTGTTTGCTCTTCAGCTAGATCTTGTGGATTTACTGCCATGATGCCTCACGCAAAAAAGGCCGCCAAAGCGACCTATAAGTAGTTAAAAATTTTAATTAGATTTATTTAATTCTAAATTGCTCTGGTAGCCCAGCTTCTTCTTCCGCGCCTAGCTCTTTGGGCATATCACCCATAAAAGCGAGTTCAAGATATTGTTCGCGTGTCATAGGTAAATTTAAACGTTGCATTAGTGCCAATACGCCATCTTCATTCCCAGGTTGGGGCGTTAACTCCGTTTGCTCGTTCATTTACCAATCTCCTCGTTTCATCTAACTCTATATCACCATTTTTATAACTTTGCCAGATCGCGTCTATATCAGCAACATTTTTTGCACTTGCTTTAAATTTGTCAGGAAACAAACCTCGAACAGCTTCCCATGTTATAGATTGCATTTGCCTTGGTAAAATTTCACGTTCAGCAGCAGCTCGTCTATAAGCTTCAGCATATAATCCATAATTACCTGACACGCCAGTTTTTGCAGATCCTTTTGTTGTTCCCCTACCTTTTATAGCCTGGTTTTTAAAATTATGATCAACCTCTAACGAGTTGCCAGATAACGGCCTTAGAAGCCCAGCCGCTACCGCATGTGTATCTATTGTTACATCACCAAACGATGAATTAGGATCATAGATGTTATTATAAAAATTTCTTACTTTATGTCGCTCACCCATAAGTCTTGATATTGTATTAACATCACCAGCTGCATCAATTGAGGCAACTGCCTTCCCTATTTCATTTAATGATCCCCAAGCAGCTTTACTAGGTGTTCCATCTGCATTTGTTGCAACCTCTAGAAACTCACCTTCTGGACTTACAATTTTATAATCTGGTTTGTTATAGGTTTGATCATACAACCTTACAAACATAGCTCGTAATGTTGCTTGCACAGCTGGGTTTTCATCTACGATTTCCGCATATGATTTATTTTTTATTGCATCCAAAATTGGTTTATATTTTGGTTTGTTTAATGATGGCAAATTAACAAACGTTTTTTCCATTTGTTTTGTAAATTTAAAATCTTTTTGTTTTGTAGCAACTTCAAGTGTTCGCTGTGCTAGACTTACATTTTGATACCAATCTTTTTGCGGAGACAAACCAGCTAATACACCAGCTATAGAGGTGTCAGACACATCATATTCTTTTGACCATCGATCAGTTATTGCTCTTGCACCATCGTACCACTTTCGGCTTCTTACTCGTGTGGCTTCTGGCACTTCATCATGCAAATATAACAGATTATTTTTTACATGCTCAATAAAACGCTCACTTGTTGCGTCTATTGTTTCTTCGTCCACAGAACGCATGTTTGGATAGTCTTTTGTAATGCTAACGTTAAAATCAAAAAGCTTTGGATCTTTTTTCATTTCTTCTAATCCAATGATTAACTCACCAGACATAGGATCTTCGTCTATTTGTTTAGCAGTAGGTAATCGTGTTGATATACGTCCAGGCAAATTATTACCTGTTGTAAGTTGTGTTTGTTGCCCAACGTTACCTAGATTACTACCCACAGTCGGCATTTCACCAGGCTGGTTAAGTCGTTCACCAACGTTAGACAGACCAGCTCTTAGTGTCGGAATGCTTTTCTTAATTGCTTTGCCGACAAACATACCAACGCCAGTGGCCTCTGCTAAACCAGCCAGTATAAGCAATGCACCCAAAGATCGATCAACACCGCCACTTGTGCGACCCTGTTTGAACAATCTTGCACCCTCTTGGATATCCATAACGCCAGCAGTTACAAAATCACCCACACCAATGCCTAGTGAATTAGGGCTACCGAAAAACATGTCTGACAAAACGCTAGACTCATTTTTAAGGCGTGGCGTTTCTGTTTCTAACTCTTTTTGTATTTGCGCTGCTGTAAAGCCTTGCGCTTTCAAATCTTCAACAAAACTTTCTTCTGCTAATCTTAGAAGGAACTGGCTTAATTCTAATCTACCATTTTCTCTTATTGTTGGATCATACTCGCCAATGACAGATCCACCGTTTCTAATAGTCTCTTCTATTTCGTCTGTTGATAGCGGCTCCGTTCTTATCTCTTCATTAGGCATGTTGTCTTGCGCTTGATTGCCAAACACCGCATTTGTTACTTCTGGAGAATATCCAGCCGCCAACAAATCTTGCGCTGTCGGATTGCCAAGAGAAGTGGCGTAAGCTCTTGCGTCCTCAATGCGTGTTTGCTCTGAAACAACCGGAGCTGCTTCTGCTTGTTCTGGCTCGCCCATTGATGGGCTTGTGCTCATAACATCTGGCTGTGGCTCTGGATCTGGATAATACCGCTGATACTCTGGCGTTTCTCTGCCATACTCTTTGCCGTTAAGCAAAATAGACCCTGGCCTGGTAATTGTAACATCTAGCGTTTCTTCACCGATTTTGACGTACCCACCGCTAGACATTTCGGTAAGAATATCATGCGTACCAGTTTCTGGATTAAACACACTTTTTTTGTTTTTAAGTGTTTTAAGATCTAGACCAGCCTGTTTAATACGTGCAGCTGCATTATACTTTTCAACTTCATCGTCTGTAAAATTACCAAGTAAATCACTCATTGAACAATCCAGCTCCGCTAAAACGAGATTTTATTGCGCCCATATATACCGCTAGACCGTCTTCATATTTTTTTTGCTCTTTTTTATCTAAACTGGAAAACCACTTTTGTACGCTGCCAATTGGATCTTTTGAATCAATTTTAAAGCCTTGCGTAAAATCATCAATTTGTTGTTCTAAATATTCGTTATATTCTATTCTTAGTGCAGCTGTGTAAGCGACGTTAAACTGGTCAATTTGCTTTTTAGCAAACGCAAACATTTCTTCTCTGGTCATAGGGTTTTGGGCAATTTGTCTTTTACTTGTTTCTCTTAATAATTCTCTAGATGCTTTTTCAAATGCTGCTTTAGATGCTTTCGCTAAATTATCGTCATTCCCAATTGCTTGCATTTCGTTATATCTAAAAGCTAACTTAATATCGTTTGTTGCTTCACCTAATGCCTCATCACTTTCGGACTGCATTAGTTGCACTAAGTCTCTGTGCTGTGAGGGTTCTAGCAGTGGGCGGCTATTGTTGAGCTCTGAAGTTGTAAGCATTCCGGCTTGTGCCGTTGCATACAGTCGGCTGTATTCTGCTGCGTTGCCTTGACCAGGCGTAGCAAAGAAAACGTTTGTATTTACATCTAGTTCTTTTGCCAGCTGATCTTGTTGCTCTCTGTTTAGCCAAAACTGACCTTTTGCACCTAACTGATCATTAATAAAACTTTTTACTTCTAAACCAGCAGCACCCTCTGGATACTGGTCTTCAAACTTAGCTAGGTCTGATGCATTTAATATTTGTGCCATTATCTCTTTTGTAACAGGCTCGCCATTATGCACACCAAGCGCAAAGTTATATGCTTTTGTGTTCAGCCTGTTTTGTGTTTCTAGCACTTCGTCTTCTAGCGTTTCTTGCAGATTAAAAAACTTTGTTGCGACTGCTATTGTATCTTGTAAAATTTGGTTTGCTTCTTCGGGCGGTATGGCTTGCAGCACGTTAATAACATGCGTAGGAATAGCGCCACTTACTTGCATTTCTTCAGCAGTTATTTCACCCCTTCGCACTCTTTCTATTTCAATAAAGGCATCGTAGAGCTGAGATGCTGTATCAATGCTAGATCCGGCATAGGCTGGCATCAGTCGCTTTGCTGCTTTTAGTAAAACGCGCTCGCTTACAGATTTACCATCAAGCTGCACAATGTTTGGATTTGCACCGCCATGCTCAACTGCCTGATTATAAGTGACCTCTAGCTGCGTTAGTTCCATAGCAACTTCGTCACTTGTGAAATCTAAGTCTGGTTTTGCAAGCATATTTACAACTTGCGCTTCTCTTGCGTCCAACGCTGCTTGTCTGCGCTTTTCTATCTTTAGATCAACAACTTCTTTTAATCTAAATCGTATTGGTATTTCTGCTTGCTTGAAGCTATTGTCAAAATCAGCAAGGGCATATTTGTTTTGCCCTACTGTTTTACGCAAGCTTTCTTGTATTTCCTTGACGCCTTGCTCATATTTAAGCTCGCCATCAAATATATTACCTATGTCACGACTTTCGCTTAGAGTGCTTGATAACTCCATCAGCTTTTCTTTTGCAGCAAAAATAGCTTCGTTTTTCTGCGTTTCCACGAGCATCTTATAACGCATGTTTGTATATTCAGTGGCTTCGTTTAATGCCGTTGTCAGCACAGCTCCTTTTTGTAGCTCCGCATTGATAAACGGTGTAGGGTTCATCCGAGCTGTAATACGCGCACCTGGTGCTCTATTACTTAGTTCCGACTGTGCTCTGTAAACTGGTATTCTCATCTATCAGCTAACCTTTATTAAAACGGTCTTGGCAAACCAAGTGTGCCAGTGCCTGACCCACCACCAAACATATTATTGCTGTAGCCAAATCGTGCAGCACTACCCAAACTACTAATGAAACTTGCCGTACCTTGTGCTCTAATTCCGGCTGCTTGAGCACCACCTTCCATGCGAGAGAGTTCTGCGCTCAGTCGTGCGTTTTCTTGCTGATCATTAATCTGCATGTTTGTGACCGCGTTATTAAAATCACTGACCGCCATGTCATACTCAAACTCTCTGGCGTTTTGCCGTAGAACACGCATGGGCGTACCTTGTGATATTTCAATACCGCTGGCTGCATAGTTTGCTATGACAGAGCCTTGTGCTTCAGCAAAACGAAAACGATCTACACGTTCTTGCAACACCGCATTGCGATTGATGATTTCGCGTTGCTTTTCTAACAGATCTACATCACGCTCAATAAGCTTTGCGTTAAACTCACCCACTCGCTTGGCTGCGGCTGCTGCTTGATTTGACGCTCGCTTCTGTGACGCACCGCCAAGAATGGATAGACCTAACGTTGCAATTTCAAAAAAACCAGCCATTCAACACCTATTATACATCGTGTGTGTTCATACGCGGATACAACGCAAGAACAGTCATTGGCAGTGGTTGGGTTTGCTGCACAAAAATGCGGTCACCCTCTTCAAAACCACCAGGGAATTCTATGTCTTTATCTCCGGTAAAAAGCGGCACAGCGGTATCCATGTCCATGCTGCTATCGCGGAAGAATATTCTATCGGCATTTACGGCACTTGTGCCGACCTCTGCACCCACCGTTTCATGGAAGCGCAACGTTACATCGTGGATGCGTTTTGGTTTGCCTTGGCTTGTGCCATCAGCTGATCCAGCCTCAATACGCAATGTTTGCAATTTGCTAGTATATCCAAGCCCTACCGCACCACTGGTAATGGCGAAATCAAGCGTAATACCACCGCTAGAGACAGTCTCGTCAGGGTGTGTTGCACCATTTGCCAAAACAGACGTTGATGCTCCCTCAAGATGATAAAGCCCTGACAGCGTTGTTGTAGAGCTTCCAGAGTATGCCAGCCCACTATCAACAAAGAATGCAGCTGATGTATCGCTTCCAAAATCAAAGGTTTTCATCACTTCGACGTATTGCTTTGTCTGTCCGTTAATCGTTCTTTTAACAATCATGTACAGCTCATCCTCACCGCTGTCGGTGGGCAATGAGATAATGCTTTCTACTTGCGCTTGACCAGTTCCAAACACACCGCCCAAGACATGCTTGTGCCATGCAACGATTTCTTCTTCGCGTCTGTATGTTAGACCCAGTAATGTGCCATCAGCCCTACGCGCCCATACAATGCTTTCCGGCTCTTGCTGAAACGCAAATTCTTTAATGCCACCTTCGGTCAAATGCTCCGCTAATACTGTTATGTCAGGCGCTGTGTAGCCGCCTACATCCACCTCACCAACGTATCTAAACTCACGTACCTTACGCGCACCTCGTTGTGCAAAGAGCGTTACATCTGCCACTTGCACCACTTCGCTATCGATGCAGCCGTAGTTGCTATACTTGCGAATAACTGTTGATGTAGGCGTTACCGGACTGCCATTTGTTGTTGTAAGCACATACTCGCCACCAGATGTGCCGATATTAAGAATTCTTGTAGCAGACAAATACCTGATGGCATTTACCTTGTTTGATGCAATCGTATAAATCAGCGCATCATTATCAGCTGTGCCAGTGGTAAAGTTTAGATAATCTGCGTTTTTGCTAAACCACAATGTTTGTGGCTGATTATTACTTGCTGCGAATACCAAGCGTTGTTCAAAAAATGTCACCACGCTGGGGTAATTATCTGAGCCTACGAGGCTTGGCGTATTGTTTTCCGTTATGGTTGGCGTGGCAAACGCCCAAGCATTATGATCTGTACGTGAAAGTGTTCTTACAGCATGGCTTGGATGCACCAGGTACATTACGTCTGCAGACTGAGCAAAACGCACATCGTTTATTTGTGCGCTCGTATACGGTGTTGTTACTTCGTAGATCTTATCAACTTGCACACCTGATCCGGTATATGTTGTAAAACCTGTTGTATTGATCGCCACACCAAACAAGTCAGTGAGCTCAAATGTATTCGTTGTTTTATTTGCAATCAGATAATTACGCGAGGCAAGCTCTGTCATGCCGCCACCGCCATTTACTAAATAAACTTCATCTCCGTCGCTGTAGCCATGACCGTTTGACGTAAACACGCCAGCACTTGCTTTTGTAATTGCAGATATAGATTTTGCACTGCCTGTTAGAACTTGCAGACCATTACGGAAAATCCGCATGTATGTATTACCAAACTCCAGCGCATAGGTATCTGACGTTTTAAACTCAAACGGTATGAGCCTGGTGACGTTTGCACTGGCTTTCACCTCGCCTAGATATTCTGTACCAGGTCTTCTAGTTACACCGCCATGAGGCTGCACAACCATATTGGTTAAGTCAGCTAGACCCTCACGGTATTTAGCAATGGTAACTCGACCCTCTAGACGCGGAGATATTTCTCCGGCTGTAAAAGACGATAGAGCTGGTGCAGATCGCGCCATTTATGTTCTCGCTTGTAAAAAGTCGCTTGCCTCAATCTTTTGAGGCGCACCCTCTGTGGCATCAACAAACTTAGCATTTCGCAGTTTGTCGGTGTATTCAGCTGCCATAATCTGTTTAACGGTATTTGATCCGGTGATTGCGTAGGCCAGTTCAAACGCCAGTGCTGATGCAATGGTTTCAACAAGCCCAGCGTCATATTCTTGCGGATCTGTAACACGACCTATATATCGTATTTTTGCAATGCCCTCATCGGTAACAAGCTTACGCCCCTCGATGACATATACAGGCCCACCGGAGTTGCTCGTCATATTGTCATATGGAAACGTCAGAGTGCCGTTGGAAAACTCTAGCACCCTAAGACAAAATGGATCTGTCGGGAGTGCGTATTGATAGGCGTAATCAAAGGTTGGTGTATCGCTTTCTCTTGCCAGCTCCACACGCCTTATAAGACAGTTCCAGGGATGCAAGCGAAACACATTATCGCGCACTGAATTATATCTTTGGTTGACCAATCGCGCTGGCTTACTGTTTTCATCAAACGTAGAGATGTTATTAGCGCCCAGCGAATTAAGAGCATAGTTTGCAATATCAACCGTAGAAGTCATTTTAATATCCCATAAAAAAAGGGGGGCGCTTTCACGCCCCTCTTAATTAATCAACCACGTATTTAATGGTTACTTCGATAGTGCCAGTGCCAGCAGCACCGCCCATTGTCACTGTTACAGCAACACCACTTCCGTTAGTGTCTGTTTCTGTTCCAGAACCTAGAGCTAAAGTAGCAAGAATATCTACTTTTTGCGCTGATGTTGACGCAGCTGCTGCTTTATATGCTGCTGCTGATGCGCTTACGGCTGTACCAGCTGCATTTGTGTGTGCAGCATAGCCAACTGATAGAGTTGTAGATGAACCCAAAGCATCATGTGCTAGTGATCCTTCTAACAATCTCGCGCCATCTGGCAAGATAAACATCTCAATAACATCAGCAGATGCGAGTGAAGATGCCTCATAAACACCGTGAGCGACACGGATACGACCGCCTAGCTCATTAGCTTTGTTCATAGCTACTGGTGTTGCTCGATTGTTGGTTCGTTGTGTTGAATAAACTGTTGCCATTTCTCAATCTCCTTTAAGATTCAGTGCAAGCAATTTCGACTACCTTCACCTCTTCCATGCGCGTAGCGCCAAGAGTTTGACAGTAGTAGACTTGCGTTGCGTAAGATTTATCGGCACGTTCATCAATTTTCGCCATAGGCTCTTTGCCCATTGCTACTTTGACACCATCTTGAGCAAAACAGATAACCTGACGGTTACCGTTTGTATCTGTGGTCAGACGATTGCTTGTGATGAAATTAAAACCCATAAATGAGTTAATCTCGCCTTGAGCCAGTGCTTTAACAGTATTGAAATCAGATGATTTAATTTCTGTCGTATTCAACAAATCAGATACTTGCTTTGGTGAAACCACAATGGTTCGAGCAATCGATGGATCGACAGATGCTGCATCCAACGTTTCTTTTGCGCTCAATAGTTTTGCCACAGTCAGGCCAGCTGATCCATGTGCAATTTTCTGACCTGATGGTAGTGCAGTTGATGTACTGCCATCTTTGCCAGTTTGTGATGTACCCAGTGCAGCTGTGATGATCTCATCATCCATTGCCCTGCCCATCGCAGCAGCCGCAGCTTTGCCATAGGTTGAGGTTGGATCGATCAGCAAACGCACTTTATCGTTATCGTCGATTAGGTCAGCCCACTCATAGTCTGACATTGTGACCATTCTACGAGTGTGTGGTGTTTCAACCAGTGGCGTATCTGCATGGCGGCTTGTTTTCTTTACCGCTGCTGTTGATCCCACTTGATCAAAAAAAGCTTTCTCGCCATTCACACTTTCCACATCTACGGCTGTGCGTAGCAACGAACCCATTTGCTGACTTAGCATTTGGATATTTGCGGAAAACTGATTGACAAAAGCTGTAGTGATTTGAGTAGACATAAGTCTCTCCTTTACAGTTGTGTTTCAATTTTAGATTTTGGGTTGCTGCGCTTGGTTATCCCTGTCGGGGCCGTGCTTACTGCTTGAGGCAGTCAGTCTGCATGTCACACATGCTTGTCGCGTGGGCCTATCGGTTATCCACGTATTACGATGATGCTTTAAAAAGATCCTCTACTTTTCGTACATAGGCATCGTGTTCTGGGTGTCCACCGTCCGTATAGGGCGTACCTGGACGCATTAAATCTTTTAATTCTTGCTTGGCTTGCTCTGGTGTCATTATGAGCTCTGAGGTTTCGCCAATAAGCTTATCCTCACCCATTTGCTCACCAAGAACCGCAAACATTTTAATTATTTCTGGATAGTCACCAAGCAAGCGACCATCTGCCATTGGTGCTTCAAACATTTGCATACCATCTTCACCTAGGAGCGTTTTGGCTGCGTTTTGTGATACTTTCACACGCTGATCAAATGCCTGACCATATTCTTGTTGTAGCTGTGCAATGCCAACATCATATGCCTCTTGCGAGGTAGTTTCCATGCCTTGCTGCACTTTGCTAGATGTTTCATTTAAATACTTGGTTAATCTCTCTACCTGGCGTGGTGCAAGCCCAGCCTCAAACGCTGCTTGCCGAAACGCTGCACTATCTTCATCAGATAAAACGTTTTGCAAATCTACGCTGTATTCATCAAAACTTTCCGGACGGCCTGTTTTTGCATAGAAGTCAGACCATTGACTATCTGTCCAGCTTTGCTGTGGAACACCTATTTTATCAGTTCCGACCATAGACTCAAGATTGACATAGCCTTGTGCTAAACCAGGTACGTCTTTAAATTTCAGCATACCAGGCGCAGTACGCAAATCTTCTGGTAGACTGTCTCTAAAACTTACTTCTTCCACTGCGCTTTCTGCTACAGCTTGACTTGCGACTTCCTGAGATCCAGTGTCTTGGATTGCCTCTTCGCTCATTGTGGTGGTTCCTTTTCTTCGGTCAGCATGCGGACAATCAGCAACACAGTTGCTCGCTGACCTTCATTAAATGCAGAATTATATGGATTGTCCGAATACGTGGTTATCTCAAAACCGAACCGTGCCTTGAGGTCACTTAATACGATCTCGCCATCGTCAGTGTTAAATACTCTGCGATATGCAAGCTTTAAATCTTCTACCTTCATTCTAGCGGTACGTTTCCAGCGGCCTTAATGAATGGCGCTATTTTGTTTGCAGCTTCAGCGGATTGCATTTGTTCTTGCATTGCTTGCTGCTGTTGTGCCGCCTCTGCCTGTTGTTGCCGGAGCTGCGCGACCTCATCATTACCACGGATTATTCTGGCTGGTAGCCCAGCGGTCTCAACGAGATACTGCACCATTTTATCTGGATCTAGATAATCGGTTACTGGTGCTACCTGGCTGACTTGCAACAATATCTCAAATCCACGGAGCATGGCTTGTAGATCTGTAAGCTTTTGCGCTTTCGCTAGGGGGCTGACGTATTCAATATCTATATCCTGACCTTGAAGCTCCTCCGGAGCCGGAGGGAGGAGGCCGTTCCGGAGAAGCAATGCAAAGGCACGAGATATAAGAGGTTGGAGCAATTCTGCTTGCATCCGTCCTAGAACAGGGCCAAGCAACCTCATTTTTTCTTCGTTCCGCTGCAACACTTCTGTCGCTGTCATGTTCTGACCCTGACCCAGTAACAGCTGATCTACATAGAATGCTTGACGTATTGCGTTACGCCTTTGCTCTTCCATGTTAAGCCCTAGTGGATTGTTGGCCCCGATTTGCAGCGGCTCTAGTCTATCTCTTGTTCCTGATCTGTAAAAATTCAATGCACCTGGTGATGTGCGTACTGTGCCTAGAAAACCATCGTCTGGAACCATCAATGGTGGATCGATTTGCTTTTGTGCAGCCTTAATAATTGTTTCTGACATTTTGTTGAGCATTTTAACGTCAGGCAGTGCGGTCATTGCCGGACTACGTCCATATGTACTGACGCTATCTTTAACAAATCTTGGTGACATAAACGGCATTTCGTCAAAACCGCTTTCACTTAGCAGCTCACGACCCTCTGCCATGTAGTATACAGATGCTACTGGTTTATCTTTTGCAAATGCACCAGTAGCTTCCGCACGAGGAAATACCGCATGTACCACTTCATGTTCTTTATATGGATCGTTCTCCACATCTTTTTCCACAGTTTTGGGCATTGTCGCGTCAGGAAACTGCATTTTTATAGATCGAGCGGTAAGTTTAAACTTTCTATAGATGGTATCTACGCGGCCTTGCCCATCTTCGGATATGCAAACCTCTGCAATATGCCGACACGCAAACCTTAACCCCTCTTCTTCCATGCTGACATAAAAGCTGCCAGTACCAAAAACTACCAGGTCATAGTATAATTCATGTATTTCTTGCTGAAAATTACTTCTATTGAAGTGCTGGTACATTTGATCTGTACACACTTCTAGCCATTCGTTCGCTGCATCATCCCTCTGTAGCGCTGGATTTCTGTATCGCATGGAAAACCAGGGTGTACTTGGGCTGGTGAGCATACCATGCAAGCTTGATGCTAAGAGCTCTACCGCATGTATTGCCGTACCATCAAAAATTAGTTCTGTTCTTTTATCACCTTGTGTACGCTTTTTTACAATGTCAGCTTTTCTGGGCAGCATAAAGTCGGCTAGTTGTTGCCAGTGCTGTTCCCAATTACTGCGTTGCGTCTGTAGCGTTTTATAGCGCTTATCCAAACGTTGTACTAAAGGATCTATCTGAGCCATTAAGACATTCCGTAACTGTTCATTATTGTGCGTTTTGGACGTAGTTTAGGATCTCTAATACCTTCCAGAGCACCACCTTGTGTGCGACCAGCCATTTTCTGCTGTGCGCGTTCCAGCGGATCGACAGTCATCTGCCCCATCATTTGCGCTGGCTGGGCTGCACTACCGCCCATAATACCAGCAATACTGGTTATTTTTTTCTTATCGCTTAGAAGCATATTACGATCCTATGAGTGATCTTTTTTTGCGGAAGGGGTCTTCTTCATCCTCACCAGACAAAAGCCCTTGTGCCGTTGTCAGCACATTACCCTTAATACCTTTGGTCATATTTGAGATGGCATCATCTTCTGCCTCACCCACAGATGTGGTTAGCGCAGATTCCATATTTGTTTGTGCATCAGCCGCTGTAAATCCAGAGGTGACCGTATTGTCATAAAAATTATTAATGTCTGTTTTATTATCAAATGTTGTAGTAGAAATATCCTCTACTGTATCCAGCGCTGTATCTGTAGTCGGATCAAGCACTGTGGTGTCATCATCATCATCGTCACCACCGCCAGTGTTAATCAACGAGCTGTAATTAGAAACCTCATCAGCCAATCGTCTTACAGTGCGTACCTCATCTCCGGTTTTTCCATAGCTTGCACTTAGCTTTGTACCGTCCGATAAGGTAACCGTAGAAGCGACATCTTTTTTCTGACCCAAAATACCACGACCAGCCGTATCTTGACCCTCGTTTTCTGTAATATCATCATCGGTGTAACTTAAACTTGTGCCACCCTTTGCTGTTTCTAACGCCTTCTTAAATGGATCAAACTGCCTTTGCACCGTACTTGCATTCGTGCTTCTACTGGTTTCTTTTTTTGTTGATGCCAAGAGAGTTTCAGTACCATCAGGTGCAATCTTGCGTATGCGTGTACCCTTTTTACCAGCAAGCGCGACAAACTTCGTGCCGTCATCAGCCGTGAAACTATCTACTTCTTTATAACTCGACATATTTATCTCCTACGCTGCAAACGGATTATAACCGCTGTCAGCATTTTTCTGAGCCGGACGTAAGGTGTCCGAAACAGTCTTAATACCCACCGCGCAATAACGCCAGGAATCGGCTGAATGCGAACTCCAATCATGAACAGGGGTGTTCCTAAAACTACGTAAACGCTCATTATAAGCGCGGTGATACTGCCTAAGAGCCTCGAGCCCAGGCTTGCACAACTCTGCATCAAACCAGCAACGAGGGAATAACATTTTTGCAGCATGTATCCCATCCTCTAGCGGCAATTTCGGAACGACCCTAAAATTAATCCCCAAGTCATAAGCAGCCTCTCGCCTAGACTTCCCAGTACTTAACTCTCGCACCTCAATGTCATGCGGTGCATGATGCAATGAATATAAATATTCTTTCTGCTGCAGAACCTTCGCATAATGCGGCAAGCCCTCACCCCTATTCTCATAGTAATCGATCACATGAACAGCACGACCAACCTGTTGGACAAACCATATAACCGTACTGTCGTTTACGCCCAAATCCCAAAAAGTCTCTACCCTAACACTAGGATCATAAGGAACCGACGTTATGCGCCCCATCTCATGGAGCTCTTGTAACTCCTTGCCATATACAGCACCTGGTACATTCGCTACCCAAGAACACTCATACTCTTGTGCATACTGATCAGGGCTCATCATAGACGATGCGGCCTCTAATTCCTCATCATCCAGTATCCCTGTCTCACTTGCCTTGAATAAAGCAGTGT